TTCAGCCCCAAATCGGCCGTTGTGGTTACCAGTTGTCCGGTTTGTAAGGGCCATTGACGGCCTTTAAAGTTCGCCGTGTAGGGCTGACGTGCAGCACCCAAAAGAAGGTTCTCCCACAACGTGCGCAGGAACTCAGCCTGAACGCTGAGTGGAAACTGGTACAGGCAATTAAGCAGGTATTCGCGCCAGATGAAGAGCACGAAGTAAAGCTACTTGCTGCTTTCATGGCCGACTGGTTGAGAGTAGATGCCGGCGACCGCAATGAGGTAGCAAGAGAGTGGAGGAGCGGAAAGCTTACTCTGCTCAAATCAGAAAGAACCAGCGACGCCGGGGTTGAAACTGGCCAGCATATCGCTACTGATGACGGTATCCAGATCGGCGAGCACGACGATGAAAACACCCGTTATCCAGTGTGCAGAATGCCCTTCCGCAAGCAACTTCTTTCACAGTTCACCGCCGACGAACTGCGCCACCACGTAACCCGCGAGCAGTACGAAGCTATCAGCGCGCTCGAGATGGACACTGACAACAGCTACGTTCAGAACCTGCTGCTGGCGGCAGAAAACTGCGAAGAGATTAAGGGCTACGATACCAAAGACCTGTGGCGCTACACCGACGCCATTCGCAAGGTGTTCAGCCAGGAGAAGCGTCACGAACTCGCTTTGGTTCTCCGTTTCACCAAAATATGGGCAGAAACTGATTACATTGACCGTGGCATCCTGGCGCGTGAATGGGCTGCCGGTAACCACATTAGCAGCGTGCAGCGTACTGATTCCGGCACTAACGCTGATGGCGGCTATGTTACCGACCGCGGCGAAGGCGCGCATCATACGATGGACACACTCGATCTTGAGATCGCATGCGCCCTGCTGCCTATGGATTTTCATCACTTTGAAATCCCCTCCAGCGTTTTGCGCCGCGCCAAAGAGATCGTGGCGAAGCGAGAAGAACCATGGAAATCATGGAGTGCCATTCTGCGCAACCAGCCTGGGGTTTTGTCGGTAAACCGCGCGGCTATCTTCAACGTGATCCGCATCGCTCCAGAAAACATTCATCACACGCCAGTGGCTCATCTTGAGTTCGTGAATAAAACCATGACGGCAGAGTTTAACTCCGCGGTTGAGCTTCTTCCGTTATCTGAGCCAGTTGTTGAGGTGGAAGCTCAAGCAACTCAACCGAAAGTTGAAAACCTCGGAGGTGGAATTTTCTCCATCGATGCCCTATTGGGTGGAACTACCGATCCGGTCATCAATACCTCCTCAAATGAAGTCCAAAAAACGGAAAACGCAGCGGAGACCACCAGCGATGTGCAGATGGAAACGACTCAGCCAGAGAAAGTCGAAAATACTGATCCGGTACAACCAGGCGAAGGCGCTGATGCAGCTGATACGCAAGCAGTTACCGTAGCTCCGGCAGAGATACTGGCCGCAGCCGCACCAAGCCTCACTAACCAGGAGCAGGCTGGTGTTCACCAAAAAACAGATTCTGTCAGCCATGAAAGGCCAGAACCTGCTCAAAGCGAACCAAAATCGGCACAAAACGAACCAGAAGTGCATCAGGAAGAACCAGCTGTTGAATATCCTACTTATTTCGAGCCAGGCCGCTATGAAGGTCTTCCGAACGAGGTTTACCACGCCGCCAACGGCATCAGCTCAACTCAGGTGAAAGATGCGCGCGTATCGCTGATGTACTTCAATGCGCGCCACGTTGAGAAAACCATCGTCAAAGAGCGCTCCGCAGTTCTGGACATGGGCAACTTAGTGCATGCGCTGGCGTTGCAGCCTGAACAGCTGGATGCAGAGTTCAGCATTGAACCGGTTATCCCTGAAGGCGCATTCACCACCACGGCGACACTGCGCAGCTTTATCGATGAGCACAACGCCAGCCTGCCGGCGCTGCTGTCTGCCGACGACATCAAGGTGTTACTGGAAGAGTACAACGCCACCCTGCCCGTTCAGGTGCCGCTGGGCGCTAGCCTGGAAGAAACAGCGCAGAACTATATGACGCTGCCAGCTAACTTCCAGCGTATCGATGCAGACCAGAAGCAGACGGCAACGGCAATGAAAGCCTGCATCAAAGAGTACAACGCCACCCTGCCGACGCCGGTTAAAACTAGCGGCAGCCGTGACGCGCTGCTCGAGCAGTTAGCGATCATCAACCCTGACATGGTGGCGCAGGAAGCGCAGAAGCCACAGCTGCTGAAAGTATCTGGCACTAAGGCCGATCTGATTCAGGCCGTGAAGACAGTCAAACCAGATGCCGTGTTTGCCGACGAGCTGCTGGATGCCTGGCGCGATAACCCGGAGGGGAAAGTTCTGGTCACCCGCCAGCAGCTGAGCACCGCATTGAATATTCAAAAAGCGCTTCTGGCTCACCCGACCGCCAGCATGCTGCTGACCCACCCGAGCCGTGCCGTCGAGGTGAGTTACTTCGGCTTTGACGAGGAGACGGGCCTGGAAGTTCGTGTGCGCCCGGACCTCGAGATCGACCTGGACGGAGTGCGTATCGGCGCAGATCTGAAAACTATCAGCATGTGGAACGTAAAGCAGGAAAGCCTGCGCGCCAGACTGCACCGGGAAATCATTGACCGCGACTATCACCTGAGCGCAGCCATGTACTGCGAAACCGCGGCGCTGGACCAGTTCTTCTGGATTTTCGTCAACAAAGACGAGAACTACCACTGGATCGCCATCATCGAGGCATCCGCAGACCTGCTGGAACTGGGCATGCTCGAGTACCGAAAAGCGATGCGCGCTATAGCAACCGGCTTCGACACAGGGGAATGGCCAGCGCCAATCATCGACGATTACACCGACGAACTGAACGACTTCGACCTGCGCCGCCTTGAAGCGCTGCGTACTCAGGCATAAGGGGAATGATGATGGAAAACATGAATATCGTAACTGCTGAGCAGCAGGCTCCAAACACTATCTCTGCCAGCAACTCAATTTTCAACGTTCAGGCACTGGGTCAGTTGCAGGCTTTCGCCGGGCTGATGGCCCAGTCTGTCGTTACAGTACCGGCACACTTGGCAGGAAAGCCTGCGGATTGCATGGCGATTGTTATGCAAGCCATGCAGTGGGGCATGAACCCTTACGCGGTGGCGCAAAAAACTCACCTGGTCAACGGCCAGTTGGGTTACGAAGCGCAGCTTGTTAACGCCGTAATTACCAGTTCCAGTGCCATTCATGGCCGTTTTCATTATCGCTACGGCGGCGACTGGGAACGTTGCACCAAAACCAAAGAAGTGACCCGTGAAAAAATGGGTAAGAACGGTAAGTACACTGTTGCCGAACGCGTTCGCGACTGGACTGATGAAGACGAAGAAGGCCTCTATGTTCAAGTCGGAGCAATTCTTCGTGGTGAAAGTGAAATCACCTGGGATAAACCTCTTTACCTGTCGCAGGTAGTTACTCGAAATTCGCCGCTGTGGGTTTCAAAGCCCGACCAGCAAATAGCCTACCTCGGCGTGAAATATTGGGCGCGCTTGTACTGCCCACACGTGATCCTAGGCGTTTACACGCCTGATGAGATTGAGCAGCCCACCGAAAGGGAAATTAATCCGGCGTCGGCTCATAAAATGAGCCTGGCTGATATCAAAGGTGAAAATGTAGTAAACACGCAGGATCCTCAGGAGCCATCTGTAAATATCGACACCCTGGCCCAGGATTTCCGCGACCGCATTGAGGCCGCTCAGGATGTGGATAGCGCCAAAGCGCTGCGTGCCGACATCGAAACCGCGAAAGCTACGCTGGGATCCGCACTGTTCACCGAGCTGAAAAACAAAGCCGTTAAGCGATACTACCTGGTCGATGCACGTAACAAGGTGGAAGCGGCGATCAACTCCCTACCTTCTCCGGAAGAACCGGACGCGGCAGAGCGGTTCGTGGAAGCCGAGCGTGTGCTCGCATCTTCAAAGCGTCACCTGGGCGACGAGCTGCACGATCAGTTCAGCATCACCCTGGCGGATATGAGACCGGAATACGTGGACTAAGGGAGGCGGGAGGGTCCGCCCTCCCGGTAACGATATGCAACTGATTAACCGAAGCAAACAATCGCCACTTGCACGCCGGGCATGTGAGGCAGCACTGGCGAAGCATGTGGAAATTTACGGTGAATTCGGAAAACAAAAGACCAAGACCACTTACACCGTAGTGGTGGATGGAATAAAGGTCACCGTGGAAGTTGTTAACCGCCAGGCCAGCTACGTTGCGACAGCCATGAATGGTGCGCGCCGGCTGCGTAATCTTCCCGGGCAAGTGTCCTGATAAAGCATTATCAAACGGCCCTGACTGGGGCCCTTGGAGAACAAAGATGAGCAAAGCAACCAATAAATTTGAGCTGATGAGCACCAAAGACATCTGCGGGCAGCTGTGTATTTCATCACGTACGCTCGAACGCTACAGGAAAAGAGCCCCAAACGAGAACCCTTTTCCTGAGCCAGATTGCGCTTACATGGGTGGACCCAATAAATGGCTCAGAACCAAAGTCACCGCCTGGCAGATTAAAGAGATGTCACGATCAACTCGTAAGCCGATGTCTCACCTGAACCTAACCCGTGATGATAAAGGCCGTCTCACCCGACCTGACGCGGCGTGAACTCCAGAATGTCGGGCTCGACGATGCTCATAAGTCGGGCCCACCACTTACCATATGCCACTCTCATTTCCTCAACATAGGTGTGCTTGTCATACACTGACCACACACCAGGCAGTTTGTGTCCAAGCATTATTTCGGCGATATGCGGCTCGGTTAGCTCTGAGAAATTCGTTCGCGCAGTCCTGCGCAGATCATGAATAGTAAAGTGTGGGACCTGCTCGTTATAAGCCTTGAGCATGAACTTAACCAGGTTACTGCTGATGCTCATATGGAAGCCTTCACTCATCGGCTTGTCTTCATATTTTGAAAAAACAAAGCGTCCTGGCGCCAGCTCAATGGCCCGTCTTATCAGTGGGAGCATTTCTGGGATGATAGGTCGAATTATCGGTTTCTTTGTCTTCCGTCCTGTCTTGTGGTTTTCCCATGGAACAGTCCAGATCCCTTCTTCAAAATCAAAATGTGCTACTTCAGCCTGCCGGAGTTCGCCGACCCTGCACGCCCATATCAGTGACAATTTATAAAGGATCTTGTTTCGCTCAATGAGGCGGGAATCCTCAATGGCTCGCCAGACAATCGCCAGTTCTTTGCGGTCCAGTGTTCGCTCACCCATTTGTTTCTGGATGCTGAAATCACGCCCAGACATTTCAGCCAGTGGATTGACCTCCAGCAACTGGCGTTTCACCGCCCATGAATAACACTGCCGGCCATTGCTGATTACGCGCCGGGTAATCTCGGTGTATCCCTGCGCCAGACGATCCAGAACAGTGAGCCAGTTGTGAAGCGTCAGCTGATGCGCCGGGTACTTCCCGAGCTTAGGGAAAACGTGCAATTCAAACGTGCGGAGGACCTGCCCGGCTGATTCTTTCTGAATGCAGACCATAGCGTGCCATTCGCGAAACAGCTCTTCGAAGGTGTATTGGCTGTTAATCTTGGCTTTGTCGAGGCTTTGCCTAATCCGAGGGTTTTCGCCACGGGCAAGAATAGCGGCCCACTTAGCGACTTCATCGCGCGCGGCTTTTAATCCGAATTCCGGATAGCTGCCGATCGTCATCTTGTCCTGTTTGCCCAGGAAGCGGAATCGGTAGAAAAAAGTAACGGCCCCCTTTTTGGAGATGCGTACCCACAGACCATCACGGTCTGCCTTTTCTTCAACTTTGTCTCGTTCGCGCCCAAGGCACGACTTTAGATAACTATCTGAAATAGCCATGATTTGTCCCTGCGTGTGTCCATCAGAACGGGGGGTTATGTGTCCATCATAGGATATGGACGCACTGGTGGACACAAAAACCGTGACTTATGATGTCGTAGGTTGACTGTACATGCAAACAGTATAATTTTTGGAAAGGCTGATTTGATGGGGATCTTGAGGCGTTTTTGTCGGAGGTTTGCGGAGGCTGGCGGGGTATCAATTATCGATGTGAGCAATGATCGAAAAGTTACGTATGTTCTCCATATAGTTAAATAATT